TACTTCCAATTTTAATTCAGTTGTTTCCATAGCGTGTTTAATTAATGTGCGTTACGGATGCGCACCCCCCTTGTTTAATTATTTAACTAATCCTTTAACGTAATAAACGTCAACATTCATATTTTCTTTATCGTGTGGCGAAACTGCACCGTCGTAAAACGCACCTTTTCCAAATACCTTTTCAATGTCCCCGTCAAAAATACAACCGTCGTCTTCTACCACTAAACACGCAAAAGGTTCTCCGATTGTACGCCCTAAAAAAATGCTGTTGTTATGCGTTCTTTGCGTTGTTTCTTGGCGACGGTATAACCATAAATGGTTAATGTTTCGAGCGTTCAAACTCCTTTGGTACTGTTCGGTTGTTAATTTAATTGTTTTCATAGCGTTTGTTTTAATAATTATACACAAATATAAAGTAAAGGTTTCAATCCACCAAACTTTTTAACAATTTTTTTTCACTTTTCAATAATTTATAATCATTCTAAATAAGGAATGTCGCAAATTTAGGAGATATATGCGACAAAAGTAAGGGTATAACCTTACGAAAAGCCTAATAAAATAAGGCTATAAACTAAAAAAGGGGTATCACTACCCCAATTCAACGCTATGGTGCAAATCTACAACGGAAATTTGAACGAATCTATATTTTTCTGCATTGAGTTATCAATATCTTTGCATTCAATTTTCAATATTCTGCCGCCTAATGGCTTCGGTGGTGCGCCACGTTCAACGTGCCATCCGTGTGAACCTTCTCCGTATTCTTCTTTATATGTTCCCGTTAACATAAGATGAAGTTGACGTTGTTTAACTGAGTAGCCTTTTTTTGAGTTGTGGTTAACGCATTCCCTTACGTCATTACGAGAACTATTTTCGTGAATATGACCCATTGTAAACACGTCAAAATCTTCGTACATCTCTAAGGCACGTGTAAGGTTCAACGCTCCTTTAGTAACAACACCACCACCTCCGCTCCCGTGATAGTACTTTACTTTGGTACTTACTTGTGAAGTTGTATTTAAAAATTGACGAATAATAACCCAACCACCATATCCACCAGTTTGAACGCTTGACGAACATTTATAGTTTAATAAGTCAACGAACCTACGCAGTAAGTCGGTTTCTTGGTATTTAATTACTCCCGTTTCGTGGTTTCCGTACCCAATTAATTTAATCGTGTTTGCGTAAGGTTCAAACCATTCTACCGCAGTTTCTACAATCGAATCTAAATACCTTGCGTTGTTATGTTCGGGTCGTACGTCTTCTTTGTTTCTTCGGTTGTCTCCTCGTCCTTGCATCAAGCAGAAAAAATCCCCGTTTATGATTACTGGAATATCGTTCTCTTTACAAAAATCTAAATGTCGCTTTAATAAATCTCGGTCGCATTTAGGGTTATCCCAATGAATATCCGAAAGCATAGCAACGTGAACTTTACATCCCTGAAGTTGTAATTCGTGGACGTTTTTTCCGTGTTTAATTAAATTCATAAAGTTATATTTGTCCGAAATATCGGAAGAAAAGTTGAACTCGTGAAATAAAAGTAGAGTTCAAAACGAACCGAACAACGAATCCAAGTACAAAAGCAATCAAAACTACCCACCAATTTGTGCGATATTTAACCACTTGCGTAGCTTTAGCCGTTTTCCATTTTGTTTCTCCTTGAATCTTTAACGTCTTTACTCGTTCTTTGTACTCAATTCGGGTTTGGTAGCGTGTTTTCGGAACGTAAATGTTCTTGAAATTAATGATTGTATCTTTCGTGGTTATAAACTTTTCCCATACGATAGTATCATTTTTTATTACTGGGAACGAATCAATGGTAGTTATGCGTATAGTATCCGTATCATTTACCACCTTTAGCCCGTGTTTAAGCGCTTTTTTATAGTGGTATTGAGCCAAGCGTTCACTTGAACACGAAAGTAGCGTTAAAACGCTTAAAATCGCTATTATTCGAATCATAAGTTTTCTAACATTTTAATCATACGTGGACACGGATAAATATCCGCCTTGTCTTTACGAACTGAGTTGTGCGTATAAATACCTCGTGTACCTTTAAATGCTTCGTTATCTAAGTCGAAAATTTCTTTACGATATGTCTTAGGTATGTTATACGTTTCGCATAAATACACTACAAGTTGGCGTGTTGATTCTATTTGAGCATCTGTGTATTTGTACCAATGCTTGTAACCTTTGTACGGAGTTTCTAAAGTAGTTACATACGAAGGGTTAATTTCGCTGTTTACATAGTTGTAGAATTTTCCGTTTTTTTCTTTGAGCATTCCCCAGTTGCACACCTCGATTCCTACCGAAAGTTTGTTAAGGTTCTTGTAAGGTAGTCCACGAGTAGCGAAATCTTGGCTATCAATACCCAAATGCCACGCCCAATGCTTACTTGAAAAACATTGAACAATCGTTCCGTTTTCTCCGATTACAAATGCCGTTGCTATCTGCGAATCATTGCTATTCCAAAAACGTGCAACACCTTCAGCGTTTCCGTTACCTGCGGTATGGTGTAAATAGATTTGGCTTTTATCCGTGTTTTCCTCGAAGAACTGCCCTTTCGATAGCCTGTGTTGGACTATCTTTTGAATGTCAAGGTTTGAACTCATTTAAATCTTGTTTGGTTCGTGTTAGAAAATCTTTAAAAGATTTGAGTACATTCTTTCCTGTAATGTCTTCGTAAGATTCGTTAACGCTTTTAATCTCAACAAAGGCACAAAAGAACGTGAACGCTTTGGTTAAAATTAAATCAACCGAAATAAACATTCCTAATATGTCAGCAAGAACATATTTTTCCAATAAATAAATCGCTACAATAGCACCAGCATAAAGTAATGATTTAGAAATTGTATTGCTTAATCTTCTTGAACGTATAGCCTTCCAACCGCCTATCTTTACGCTTCGCCATATACCGAAAAACATATCCATCCAAATAAATAGAACGGCTATTATTATCATTGGTTTAATTGGTGCTAATATTGAGCAAAGCGAAAGTAGGAAAATTGAAAGTTTAGTTTTCATCTAAGTATTGATTGAGTAGTTGAAAGGTAAGTAGTGATGCGTAGCCAAGTGCGAAAAGTTTAAAAAATAAATAATGCGATTCGAATAAAGTAACAATTACTCCAGCGTAGCTAAAGAAGAAATAAAGTAAAGAAAGTCCTCGTAAATGATTGTTCATTATCCTACTAAATTAGTTTGTGGAGACCACGTATTAAAACATATTGAACCCCACCCGATTCCCATACCACTTTTTGCACCTTGTCCCCAACCTACCACGTTGTTGTGTGCGCCTTGTCCCCAGTCATTCATTTTTTTACGTTTTGTAGTTTCTTAATTAATTTCTGCAACTTAATTACGTTGCTTTTCTTTGGTGTATATTCCTTTTTTATATTACCCATCCTGTGTAGTTTGAATCAGTATTTGGAAAAATATCCGAGTTCGTGTTTGTGTAATATTCAGGAAACGTATTACCCGAATAAGTCATAAAATTAATAAACCGCTCGGTGTAGTTTTGCGCTAAGTACCTTTGTTTTTCTATTAAAAAGTCAACTTCGTTTTTTTCTACGTTTTGAGCGTTCTCGGAACTATGTTTAAAGATTCCCTTATTAGCCATTGTATAAGCCATAAACGGAAGATATTCAACCATTGCCCAATGTATAAGCATCGGCTTTAAATAAGTTTCAACAAGGTCTAAATAAGGGTTAGCTAAAGTTCCAGCAACGATGTCCGTTTTAATTTTGTTTAGTAACTCAGTACCCGTGTATTGTTGTATATGAATATCCTGAGCGACTTTAATCCATTGTATGAATGTATCCGTATCAATGTTGCCGTTAAGTGCGGTAAATCGCACCAAATCATCTCGTGTTATTAGTAATGCTTCTGCCATTATCGTGGGTTTAAATATCCCCTATTTTCCATATCAATAGGTCGTTGTGAAACTAAAGAATCATTTTTGATGTAGTATCCTAACGATTCAGCCTTGCGAACTGCTATTTGTTTAGCGTTAGGTGAGTAAATATCTATTCCGAATTGTGCATCGAACTGAGCGTAAACTTGTTTGTTCCAGCGGTGGTGGCAATTTGGCCCACCTTTGTAGAACCAAATATCGTAAGTGTCTGCGCCTTCAGGGCCAAAACCCGAATTTACTACGCTTTCATTCATACGCATAATGTCTTCCTTTCGATAGATTTTACCCATACGCTTCATTAAGGTGCAAAATTCACGAGATTTACCACTTTTTCCACCGTCTTCGCCTTCGTAAACATAACGAGTAACGAATTTAACTCCGTTAATTATTTGGTCTTGTTCCGAACGTGCGTTAGGGAATGCAACACCACTACTTACTAACTCAATCAATTTAGTGAATAAAGATTTTTCGCCTTTTAAACGAGTGTTTTCTTCTTCGTCTAAATCGTAGTCAACTGGAGCGCTATCAATCAACAACCAATCTTTGTTTGGGTATTCGCCAAACTCGGATAAAATCGTTTCAAGTTTATTCGTCTTTAAATTGGTTGTGTCTGCGCCTGTTTCTTCAGTTACTTGGTCTTCAGTAGTTGCGTTTTCTAAGTCGGTAAATTCAAGCGGTTTTAAAGTCCTAAAGAATAACTTTAAAGCTATGCCGTTAAACGCTAATATTCTATCAAATGCTTCGATTATTTCGTCTTGAAATGGCT